CAGAAGAAGAAGCCCTAAAAGCTGCAGGAATTCACCAAGCAGTAATGAAAGAAGCCCCTGTAGAGAAGACTTCTTGGCCCCCTTTAGAGAAACTGAGAGGCGAATCGTCTTGTGAATGTGAAGAATGTGAATGTGACCCTTGCGAGTGTAAAGATGAACTCTAAGGACAAAGCTAAGGACAAAGCTATAAGTAGCTTTGTAAAAATATATAATTCTAAAAGTTTTATGGAAACTCTTTTAGAGCAAAACTCTATTAGAAATAAGGCTAAAGATGGAAGTCAGCAGACGAGACATAGTTCTCGATAAAATAGTACCGGGTAAGTTTCTAAAAGTACCTATTGAACAATATCTGGAATTGCTAGGTATAGAGGCAATTCCTTCTCAGGTGGCCTTAATAAATGCTATTAATTCCGATAAGTATCGTTTTATTGTTGGTGCTCTTAGTCGTCGTCAAGGGAAGACGTATATCGGAAATATTATTGCCCAATGCGTCGCCCTCGTTCCAGGATGCCATGTACTTATTGTCAGTCCTAATTACAATCTTTCTAATATCTCCTTCGACCTACAGCGTAATCTTATTAAGCATTTCGACTTAGAAGTAGCACGAGATAACGCGAAAGATCGTGTAATTGAATTAACGAATGGGTCTACTGTTAGACTAGGATCTGTAAATCAGATTGATTCTGTTGTAGGGAGGAGCTATGACTTTGTTCTCTTTGATGAGGCCGCATTGGCAGATGGAGAGACAGCGTTTAATGTTGCTATCCGGCCAACACTCGATAAGCCGGGATCTAAAGCTCTCTTTATTAGTACTCCTCGTGGAAGGAATAATTGGTTTAGTCGCTTTTTTAATCGTGGGTTCACCGATGATTTTGAGGAGTGGGTAAGCATAAAGGCAACTTGGCATGATAACCCAAGAGCTTCAGAAACTGATATTGCGGAAGCACGACGTTCAATGAGTACAGCAGAGTTCTCTCAGGAGTACGAAGCAGACTTTAATGTGTTTGAAGGACAGATTTGGACACTTAACTTTGATAAGTGCGTGCAAGACTTATCAGAAATGGATTTTACAGGCTGCGATATTATCTCGGGGCTTGACGTAGGTTTTAAAGACCCCACAGCATTTTGTTGTATCGCATATGACGGACACAAATATTATTTAATGGAAGAGTATTACGCGGCAGAACGCACGACAGAGGAACATGCTGGCTTCCTTGGTGAAATTATTGAAAGAAGAGAGGTCGACTATTGTTTTATCGATGCAGCCGCCGCACAGACAAGATTCGATCTTGCACAGCAGTATGATATTTCTACTATCAACGCCAAGAAATCGGTGGTTGACGGGATTGGTCATGTGGCAAGTCTTATTGATAACGATCGTCTTATCGTAGACTCAAGCTGTACGGAGGTCTTACGTGCATTAGACCAATATCGCTGGGACCCAAATCCCAACTTGATTCGAGAGAAGCCCGTTCATGATTCAGCTTCTCACATGGCAGACGCATTGAGATACGCACTCTATAGTTTTGAAGAGAACGCTCCAACATTCTAAAGCCGAGAAAAAAATAATTCTTGACTTTCAACTGACTCATGGCTATAATGATTAAAATTAGATGGTAGAATTAAAAAGAGACCCAGTAAAATACATCCGAGATAGGGCAAAATCGAAGTACGAGAAGGGTTCTGAATGTCGGATATGCGGCGTTAAGATAAAGTTAGACTTTCACCATTTCCATACTCTAGCTCCTCTACTGCGTAAATGGTTGAGTGAGAAGCAAAAGCTTCGTCCAGACCACTACACAGATGAGTATTTAATAATCTGGAGAGACGAATTTATAGATGATAACTGGGCTGAACTTTACACTGAAACAGTCACCCTATGTCACGATCATCATCTGAAACTACATTCCATTTACGGAAGAAACCCCCCGCTTCACACTGCAGAAAAGCAGAAGCGCTGGGTAGAAATACAACGAGAAAAATATGGCTTGGTATGATTTCTGGAAACAGGAAAAGTTAAATCCCGCGCAAGAAGAGATTGTAGTAAGTCTCGAAGGCTCGGGCCCTATTGCTTCCAGAGAAATCGTACATAACTATAAAGCGTACTACGAGTACCTCGAAGTTGTAAATCGCGCCGTAAATATGATTGTAGATGATGCAGCTGAAATTCCGTTGCGAGTAGGTGAACCAATTCAAGGATTGAATTCAGTAATCAAAGGTATAAGGCGTTCTCGTGTTGACTTATTGTTAAACAAAGAGCCTAACCCTTTTCAAGACGTTTCTACTTTTAAGCGAAACCTCATAATCGACTATATACTAGATGGAAATATCTTTATATACTTTGACGGAGTTTCTCTGTATCATCTCCCCGCTAATTACATGGACATTGAGCCAGATAAAAGAACCTACGTACAAGGCTATACTTTTCAGACAAGTATAGACTATACTCCTAATGAAATCATTCATATTAAAGAAAACAGTTTTCATAGCATCTATCGTGGTACTAGTCGTTTAAGGGCAGCTCAACGAAGCATGTCTCAGCTTACACGTATGCGTGAATTTCAGGACAATTTCTTTAAGAATGGCGCTGTGCCAGGTTTGGTAATTAAGTCACCCTCTGTCATTAGTGAGAAAAATAAAGAGAGAATGATTCAATCTTGGGTCACGCGGTATAGACCGGATGGTGGCGGTAGACGCCCATTGGTGCTGGACGGCGGAATGGAGTTAGACTCAATTTCAAATATTAATTTTCGTGAGCTAGACTTCGAATCGTCTATTGACTCCGCAAACAAAGAAGTATTAAAAGTACTTGGCGTACCGCCAATTATGTTAGACTCTGGTAATAATGCCAATATTCGCCCCAACCATAGAATGTACTATTTAGAGACCGTTCTTCCTATAGTTGAAAAAATGATTAAAGCCTTAGAAAGATATTTTGGTTACACCATAACCCCGGATATTAGTAACATTCCTGCACTTCAGCCAGAGCTAAGAGACTCAGCAGCTTATTATTCTACACTAGTAAATGCAGGGATTATTACACCCAACGAAGCAAGAGAAGCTTTAAACTACGACGAGGTTTTCGGCGCCAGTGAGATAAGAGTACCTGCCAACATTGCAGGCTCAGCTTCAAATCCCGCAGAAGGCGGAAGGCCACAAGAGCAAGAGGAAACTTAAATGACAAAATCCGAAGTATTAAAGGTTATGATTGATTTCTTTCATGAGCAGGGACATGTGCCCTCTAGAAGTGAATATTACAAGCTAGGTCCAGACGTGTGGCCTATCAATCCAAGACTTTTAACAAGATATTTTAGAGGTAGGGGTTATAACTCTATCGTTAAAACTGCTGCACAGATGTATCCTGCAGATTGGAACTCAATTGGTAGTAAGCCTGTTGAAGAACCTAAACCAATGAAAAAGCCCGTTCTTGAGCCGGCTTCAGAAGATGACCTTTCTCCTCTGGAGAAATTAAAATCTATAAAAGGAGAATCAATTGAATAAAATTTTTCATATTGGCTCCACTTTTAAAGCCTATGAAGATGGGGATGATCTCCATATCACGGGTATGGCCAGTACTAATGCTACTGACCGAGTTGGAGATATTATTGAATCTGAAGCCTGGACAAAGGGTGGACTTCAAAACTATTTAAACAATCCAGTTATTCTTTTTAATCACGACTACAACCAGCCGATTGGCCGAGCAATTGAGCTTGGTACTAACGACAATGGTCTGCAGCTAAAAGCAAAAATTGCTAAATCTGCTGGGCATGTAGGAGAGTTAATTAAAGAAGGCGTTCTTGGAGCTTTTTCAGTCGGGTTTCGAGTCAAGGATGCGGAGTATATGACCGAAACCGATGGATATAAGATTAAGGACGCAGAGTTATTGGAGGTTTCCGTAGTTACGGTTCCTGCTAACCAAGCTGCTACCTTTTCTCTTGCTAAGTCTTTTGACTCTGAGTCAGATTATGAAGACTTCAAGAAATCTTTCAAAACAGTAGATTCCTTAACAGAATCTAATAAACTTCAGGAAACTGAAAAACATCTAGATTCCGTTAACGAATCAATGCCTACCGACTCTGATAAAGTCGAAGCACAGGAGAAAACTATGAGTGATATCGATATTGATGCGATTGTGGCTGCTGCTGTCGAAAAGACAGCGACTGCAATGGCAATGAAAGAAGCTGAACGCAAGTCAGAAGAGAAAACGCGATTGGAAGCAGAACAAAAAGCTGCTGCTGAAGCCGAAGCTCAGAAGTCTGCACAAGAAGCTCAAATTGCAACCGCTGTATCTAGTGGTGCAGAACGTTTAATGGCTGACGTCGAAGCAAGAATGAGTGCTAAAGACGCTGACCATGCACAAATCATTGGTTCATTGCAAAATGAACTGAAAGAAAAAGCCGCTGAAATTGAAAAAATTCAGCAGAGCAAGCGAGTCTTCTCAGACCGCGCTAGCCAAAAGTCTGAATTGTCAGAAGAAGATATGGTAAATGCACACGTTTTGGGTGTAGTTACTAATAAAGGTATGGACACTCGTTTTGGTCGTTCTATCATGGAAAAAGTTAATGCCAGCTCTGGTGTAACTGTTCCTTCTTCTACTACTGCGGATTTTGAGTCAACAGTATCTACCGCTATTCAGCGCGATATTGAGCTTGAACTTGTTCTTGACCCTCTTTTCCGTAAGATTCAGATGAATGCTGCTTCTATGGTTATCCCAACTATGCCTGATTCAGGTTACGCAGAGTGGCTTGGTAGCAATGCTGCCGGCACCGGCGCAGGTTCTGCCTTCAAGGGTAACTTAGGCAATCGTGATGAAGCTTCTCCTGGCGCTAACGCTGGTATTGGCTTAGGTAGCAAAGTCTTGACCGTAGAAAAGTTGGTTTCTAAGTCTTTCATGGCTAATGAAACTGAAGAAGATGCAATTATGCCTATTCTTCCTTTGATTCGTGAAGCTATGGTACGTGCTCATGCACGCGCTATTGAGCATTCAATTCTTCAAGCTGGTCATACTGCTGAAGTAGTAAACGCTGGGGGCCAAACTGGTCTTATCCAGCAGGCTATTGCTGCTAGCAAGAAGCTTGATACTGGTGCTTCTGCTGGTGCAGCTAGTGTTACTGCTACTACTGCTGCTTTGTTGAATATGCGTCAAGCAATGGGTAAATACGGTCGTCGTCCTTCAGACGTAGTTTATGTTGTATCTTTAGATGCATACTACGATTTGCTTGATGATGCTGAATTCCAAGATGTAAACTTGGTTGGTGGCGATCGCGCTACTAAGATTTCAGGCGAAATTGGTCAGGCTTATGGCTCACCCATTATCGTTTGTGACGAGTTTACTGCCGGTAAAACTGCTAACAAGGTTTGGGGTGTTGCTGTCAATACTCGTAACTTCCTTGTACCAGTATTACGTGGTGTAACTGTTGAATCAGACTACGATGTTGAAAATCAGCGTCGAGTACTGGTTGCTACTCAGCGTCGTGGCTTTGATGTCATGTTTGCTGATGCAGGACAAGTTGTTTGTCACGCTTGGTAAGATGTTTAGGATGGGAAGCCTTCGGGCTTCCCAAGCCTTTTTAGGAAAGAAATGGCTGATTTAATTACATTAGATGATTATAAACTACTGGAAGGGATAAACTCTACACAGTTTGACGAAAAGTTCGAGACGCTAATTACGAGTGTAAGTAAGCTTGTCCGAACCTATTGTAATAGTGAGTTTGATACCTATGCTAGTAGCCCAGGATATACTGAATTTTTTGACATTCAGTGGGATACGTATACTGTTCAATTAAAGTACAGCCCTGTTATTAGTATTACAAATGTTTATGAAAGAGTAGGACAATCTACTGCCTACACAGAATTATTTACTAACGGTGGAGGAACTCCGCCTGAGTACTCGTGGTATTTAGATCAAGTTTCTGACTCTATATTTAGAACACAAGAAAGCGGAAAATATAAAAATTGGCCTCGTGGTGTAGGGTCAGTCAAAGTAACCTATTTAGCCGGATACACAGCTATCCCTACAGATTTGCAACTAGCTGTAGCAGATATTATTACATATTACCACAAAGATGAGTGGAAGGAAAGACAAAGCATTGGTTCAGCAACTCGTGAGGGTGCTGGGTCTTCTGCCATACGAAATGATCCGGGTTTCCCCGACCATATTCGTAGAATCTTAGACATGTATAGAGTATCGTGAGTAAGCAATTTTTAAGTAATTTATTACAAGAAACTATAAAAGAATTAAGAAAGCCCGCTAATCAACCTGGAGGCCTTGGCTTTAGAGAGCTAGACTCTGATATTAAAGTTCATAGAGTAAGTGCTTCTGTAAATGGAGTTAAAAATCAGGTTTATATTCAGCTTCAGGAACTGGGAATTCCACCCAGACAAATAAACCATCCGAGTATGACTAGTGTAATAGACACGTATGTGCCTAATTTTGTAGCTGCAATCTATACTTCGGCAAAAAAGAAGTTTGATAAAAATCCTTCTTCTAGTAATACAAGAGTAAGAGGTAATAAGAGTGCTTGGAGCGTAACTATACTAGAGGGAGGTTATGGTTATAGTTTAAGTAGGCGAGAGGTAGGACATTTAAGCGTTTTTGAAACTATCAGTACTTTATACTCCTCCCAGAAAAAGACTTTAGTAAATAATATTAATAAAGCTTTAAAAGATTTAGCTACAGTGAAAGAAGGCGAGTATAGGGTTAATTCAGGTAATTTTTTAGATTTTGGTCACAGGTCCGGCTCAGCAGTAGTAGAACAACAAACTCAAAGAGCTCGAGATAGCTTTCAAAGCGGTATTAAAACTAGTAATGAAAAAAGCTCAGACCAAATAACAGACAAGGATTTAAAAAATCTAGGTCTAAAAGTATTTTTTAGAAAGAAAGGCACTTTAGAAAGAGATACTCTGGAAGTGGGTATAGAAGCTGCAAAGATTAATAGAGGAAAAAAATCAGAGTTAGAATTAAAAAGTAATCTAATTAAGCAGCTAGAAAATGCTATAAAAAAGCTAAATACAAGTAAAAGTTTTGCTAAAAGACCAGGATCAGATACTAGGGTTAAAACTGAATCTAAAAAAATTATTAAAACCTTTGACGAAGGCATAGTAAGGCGCAAGAATGTTAAAGTAAAAAGTAAAGATTTTAAGCCTAGTCTATCAAACAACTCTGTCTCTAAAACCTTAAAAAGCAAGGCAAAAAATAGTACTAGTAAAAGGGTAAAATTATCTTATTTAGGCTTGAAAAAAGTTGAGCTAAAAACGGGTTCTGCATCAAGCACTATTGCTCTAGCAGCTTTAATTAATCAGAATTTACCTAAAACAGTACGAGGCAATATGGGAGTTCCCGGACTACAGAACAGAACAGGAAGATTTGCTAATAGTGTTCGGGTCACTGATGTTAGCACTACTTCCCAAGGATTCCCTAGTATAGGGTATACATATGATAAGAACCCGTACCAAATTTTTGAACCTGGAGCAGGAAAATCACCTTGGGCTACTCCAGACCGAGACCCTAGAAAAATAATAGATAGATCTATAAGAGAAATAGCAGCAGAATTATTAACGGGACGTTTTTACACTAGGAGAGTATAATGGCTACCAGAGATTATAGTACTAGAAGAATGGCTATTATCAAGGCTCTTGAAGATAAAATTAAAGGAATTAATGGTAATTTTCCTTATAGGACAAATTTATATAATAATGTTTTACCCAGACTCAAGTTTTGGGATGAAGTAGAAGACTTTCCTGCTGTACATATCAGCGCGGGGTCGGAAACACGCCAATATCAAGGCGGCGGATATAAAGATAGATATTTAACTGTTACTATTCGAGTATATGTTTCAGAGGAAAACGCAATTTTTGCTCTTGAAAAACTATTTGAAGACATAGAGACAGTTTTGGAAGACAACGCTAATCTTACCTACACAGATCAAGATGGCACCTCACAAAGTGTTCAGCAGATAACAATCTTAAGCTTGGATACTGATGAAGGAGCACTAGAACCTCTAGCAGTAGGAGAGATTATTTGCGAAGTCAGATACTAACCTTTTAGGTTAAGGAGGAAACTAATACAGTTTTCTCAGGAGAAATAAAATGGCATTACAATTTACAAGAAATGCAACGGTATACGTAGAATTAGTCGACGGATCCGGCACACATGTAGAAGCGTGGAAACTGTCGGTATTAGATGGATTCTCGTTTACTCAATCAATTAACTCATCTGAGATTACGATCAGTGAAGCAGGAACCACTTCTCGTAGAGCAAGATTGCTTTTTAACGATAGTTTAGCACCTGTAGAATGGTCCATGAGTACTTATGCTCGACCTATCGTAAGTAGTAGCGTAGTTCATATGCCTGAAGAGCCTTTATGGGGTATGTTGATGGGTGCCGATTCTTACAATCCAGCTACGGGTGTTTTCTATAACTCAGTAATAGGTGCTGAGAATGCAACTAACGCAAACGTTAATACTCCCGCAGCTACTACTAATACTTTTGACTTTAGTGCTTCTAACGTATCTTCTTTCGGGGACCGTTGGAATATTTATTTTAGTTTTGAAGATGGGTCTAATATTCAGGTTTACAAACTCGATAGTTCTGTAGTAAACTCTTGCAGCGTTGACTTTGATATTGATGGTATCGCTACTATTCAGTGGAGTGGTTTTGCAAAAACTTTGACGGACTCTGGTACTTCTGTACCCTCCGATTTAACTGGTGCTCAAGCTATTGGTATTACAGAAACTACTAACTTTATTCGTAACCGTATCTCTACAGTGACTTTGTCACGTACTGACGTAAGTCCAGACGATGTATATAATCTCGTTCTTACCGGTGGATCTTTTTCTATTGAAAATAATGTATCTTACCTAACCCCAGAAGAATTAGGTATTGTGAACGCTCCTTTAGCAAATATTACTGGTGCTCGCTCAATTTCAGGTTCTATGACATGTTACCTTGATAATGATCAAAGCAATAGTAAATCAGGAGAACTATTCGCAGATTTAGTTTCGGATACTAGTACTGTTAGAAACGTATTTGATATGAGTATTAATATCGGGGGTGAAACATCTGCAACTCCTAGAATTGCGTTCGATTTACCAACAGCGCATTTAGAAATTCCTACTATTAACGTAGAAGATTTGCTTACTCTTGAAATTAACTTCCACGGTCAAGTTGCTTCTGGCAACGTTGATAATACCGATGAAGCCACTATCATCTATAAAGCATAAGCATAGTAAAAAATAATTCTTGACAAAATACTATTTGTTAGATATAATTATGAGAATTGGGGGGAAAATAATCCCCCCGTTTTTCTCTATAAGGAGATTGTCAAGGAGATCCTAAGTGAGTTTTGAATTTATAAGAGAAGGCCGAGTATGGCTGGAGTATCCAACTAATACTTTTTACCTTCTTCATACAATGAAAGATGTCACTTTTTCTCAAACCTTTCAACAAGAAGGCGTTGCAAAAAGAACTTTGCATAGCCTAAATAATTTGTTTGAAGGCTCAGTCATCAATAAAGCAAATCCAGCAGACTTTTCTTTTACTTTATATGTGGTTGATGAAGTCTCGCTATACCAGCAA